TTCCCGTCGCATAACGTTTGCCTAAGCCACCACGCCCCAGTCTTCCGCCAGCATGTCAGACTGCGAGCAGAGCCAAGGCCCTATGTCGCCTTGTGCGGTTTTCATGTCCACGTGGGCGTGGTAGTCAATAATCGTGCCTTCTGGGTAAATGCCCAGCAGCGGCGGCCGATTGACCGCAAAGCGACTGCCCGGCACTAGGAACAGAAACATCCCTTTGCCGTTCCATCCTTCGCGGGCCACTTTGTTGCCGGCCTTCAATTCATCCAATGCTTGTCCAAAGTTCATAGCGTTACATCATGTGTCATGTTGATAAATACAATCTTCGTTCGGCGCTTCGCCGGCGCACCAGTCCACGCAAAGTTTGCTTGCGACCATTGACGGTGCCTTTTACCCAGAGCATGAAGGCGGCGCCGGCGAGGGCGTAATGCCCGGCGCGATGCTGCTTCAGCACGGACGACTTTTGCAGCCCCCCGGCGCCCACGTTGAACGTAAAACTTACGAGTGCGGAAAACTGATTCTCCGTGGTGGGATAGCCTTTCGTCGCCCTCGTCACGGCCTCCTCGGCATCTTCCACGTCAATCCGCAGCAATCTAGTTGCTTCGGCCTCGGTGATAACCATGCCCGGTCGCACACCCTTGGTATGGCCCCATCCGATAGTCCAGACGCCTACCGCATCCCGGTAGGCTTTCAAGCGTAGCGCCTCGAAATCCTTAATGATGTTCAGCCCGGCCTCGTTGATCTTCATCAAAGCGCTCCGTCAAGACAGTTGGATATGCTTTTCGTCATGGTCAACCGTCTCCTCGCAAACACCACCATAATCGTCGCAGCAGATGGTCCAGCCGCGAGCTTTTAGCTCGCGCAGCGCAAACCGCCAAAACTCAACAAGCTCCTGGTCCGACATGTCTTGCAGGTCTTCTATACGCATCACCTCCGCCCCTCCTTGAGAATGTCCGCCAGCTTGCGGTCGCTGGCAAAGTCCGGCTCGTCGGCGGTGTTGATGTCCTCGGCAATCTCCGGATCTACGTTGCCGCGAGTGATCCAGCTCACCCAAGCCATGCAGAGGAACCAGAGCGTGATCAGCGCCGTGCGCTCGTAATCATCCGGCATGGCGAAGATCACCGGGGCGGCCAAATACAGCAGCCCCTTCCAGTCCTGGCCGCGGTCGGTGCTGAGGCTGAGCTTGTCTTTGAGGCTGGCCATATCGATCCGCTTATAGAGCACAGCCCGCGTCCCGAACCCAGTGAGGCGGGAATACTGGGTTAAACCCCAGGTCCAGCTTGAGGCCAGGGACGCCCTGGATATCGAATATCCAGAAGTTGCCCCGGCGAACCCCGGCCCCGAAGGTCGGCTGGATAGTTAGGCCACCCCTCGCATAGACAGCCCCGGTCAGGGCTACCGTCTCGACCGGCTGGGCGGTGGCGACATGCTTATTCAGGATGACCAGAGCAGACTGATTGCGCAGACAAATTTGCTCCGCGTTCGCCATCGTGCTCACCAGTGCGAGGGCCAGGATGGGGGGAATCTTCATGGCTATCTCCTATTTGCGTGCGTTGTTTACGGCTTATCCAGCTTGGGCGCCGGACGCGGTTCTTTCTTTTCCTGCTCGATCACGATCAGCGCCATTTCCACGGCCCGATTAAACTGCCGCTTGCCGAATTTCCAGCCGGCCCCGGCTAGCTCGTCGAAAATGCGCTCCTTCTTGCCGTCGCCATCCAGGTCAACGGTGCCATCCAACTGCGAGGCAACCTCATAGACGGCGTTAAAGAACGGCACTCCGACCACCCAGGCCATGAGCCGCCGCACCAGGGCGATGATGATGAGTTTCATGCCAACACCTCCGCCGCCTCTGCCTCAGTCAGAAAACCCTGGCTGACCAGATAGCCCACTCCCGCAATGGTGTCTGGGTCATCCAGCTCAACCTCGCTCTTGCGGGTCGAGTAGAGCAGAGCTAGGAAGTCCTCGATGATCGGGTCGTTGCTCGCCCGGATGGCGATCCTTTTTTGCTGCGGAAACCGCCGCAAGAACGCCAACACAGAAATCGGCACCTTCGGCCTCGGAGCGCGGAGCCAATTCGTACCGTCGAAGGAGTCACCCGGCAGGATGTCGTCCAGGCACTCCACCCACTCGCCCTCCGGCAGCGGCCCTTTGTAGCAAGCCACCGGGTCGAAGCCAGTCGGGCCGGCGATGGTGGTGTAGATGGATTGGTCAGGCTGAACGAAAGCGTATGTAATCATGGCGATACATTGGTGTAGGGGGACAAAAGCCACGCATCCGACAGCGTGACGCCGAAGCCACCATCCCAGAGGCGTGACGAGGTGATGTTGCAGGCCGGCATGAATACCCGCCCATCGCGCAGCATCGCGGACGCATAAAAGGCCTGGGCCGCCGGATTGGCGAAACTCGTGACGTAGGTATCGGTCCTGGGGTCGTAGATGATCGCGTTGGTAGATACGGTCGTCGGGATCATTAGCACCGTCCCATCCGGTAGCAGCCTCCTCGCCTCGAAGCCGTTGTTCGGGGCAGTGATGGCCACGGCGGTGTTGGTAGCCGGGTCATAGATCACACCGGGGCCGCTGATGCCGCCGACCATCAGCCGCCCGTCGCTCAGCACTTTGAGGCTGCGGGAATTGGCGGGGATGCTGCCGTGGCTAAAAGTCGTGAGGGTGCCGGTGCTGACATCGAGAATTTTGAGCGCCCCAATCTGAGACGACGCAATCCGCCCGTCCGGCAACAGCGCCGCGCCAGAGCAGTAGGCCGCTGCCGCAATGTTGGTAACGCTGTTATCGGCAGGATTCCAGATTTGCCAGTTGGTGGATGCGCCGCTTGACGGCATGATCACCCGCCCGTCCGGCATGACGATGGGCGTGCCGCAGGCACTGTAGAATCCGCCGACGCTGGTGACGGTATCGGTGGCTGGGGTCCAGATGTAGGCGGTGGTGTAATTTAGGGCCGGAGCCATGAACACCCGCCCGTCGAACAGCAGGCAGGCCATCCAGTTGTTGTAGTTGCCCGGATAGGTATAGCTCAGCACGGTGGTCGTGCCGGTCGCCGGGTCATAGACACGGGCTGCCGTGGTGTTGTACGGGGCGCAGAACACCCGGTTATCTGGCAGCGTGATCGCCGCCCGGTAACTGTTGCCCGTCGGCCACGTCCCGGAAGGCGTGGACAGGCTATCCGTCGTGCGCGTCGCCGGCTGGCTCAGCAGCGCCTTATAGCGCGGCCAGTAGGCCGGGCCGACTTTGCGCCAGTTGAGGGGTTGCTTAGCGAATAGCGCGATGCTCATGCCAGCGGGCGAGTGATCACAGTGAATGCCCGATCCGCGCCCTGGTTGACAGGACTAGCGGCTGTTCCAGAGCGGAATCGGACAAATCGATAGGGCAGCATATTGACGACATCGACCGAATAGGCCGCGCCTGCGGTCACGGCGGACCATCGCGAGACGTTGGACCTGGAGCCGTCGAGGACGCCCGCCGTGACCCAGTTGGTGTTGTCCACCGATACCTCGATGTTCAGCTCCGCCGTGGTCCAGGCCGCTGGGGCGATAAACCCGAGCAGGGAGGTATCGGTGAGGTCCACCGTGCCGCTGACCGATGCGCCGTTGGCGATAGTGGCGGTGGTGGTGGAGCGGATCGCCGATCCGACGACTTGCATATTGCCACTGGCATCCGCCTTGAATGCCTGGAGTCCGTTGCTGGGGTTGACGCCTTCAGCTAACATCTTAGCTCTCCTATTTATTCGGTTGGTTCAGCACTTCCAGCGCGGCGGCTTCCATCACCCGCAGGTCCTCGATCAATGCGCGGCGCTCGCTGCGCTGGGGATGTGTCTCGCGGAGCAGGGCGGTCACGTCGCCCCAGCCCAGCCCCTCCCAGACAATCTTCCCGGCCATGTCGAGGTATTGCCGGCGCCAGCAGGTTTGCAGCCCCAAAAACGCGAGCACCGCATCCCAGCTCTCCGGCCAGACTTCGCAATCCCCATCCTCTCCGTCCGCCATGGCCTCGATAGCGTCCAGATATTCTGGCGGGGCGCCATCGGCCAGAGCCTGCGCCCGCGCCTCATCGATATCGCCCCGGCTTTCCGGTTTACGGCCAGCCCAATGCCGGGCGGCCGCTATAAGTTTTTTCGCTTGGCCCCACCCTGCCATGCCTCGATGTAGGCATTGATGGTCGCGGGGAAAGCGCTGCTGAATTCGTTCAGCAATTGCCGGAGCGCATCGCGGTTGAACGGCTCCGGCTCGCCGTCCGCGCCGATCACGTCCTTCCAGCCGTCCACCAACTCCATGAGCTGGTCGGTCTGGGCGTCGAGACTGCTGTATTCCTCGCGCACCCGGTCGGCCCGCTTGGCCACGTCCTCGTAGGCTTCCTGCGTGAGCCGTTTGAAAATGAACTCAACGGACGGGGATTGCTGCCGGCCGTTGGCATCGATGAATGGGATACGGACGGTGTACGGGAAGGTCGCCGAGGGGTTGCCGAGTTTGAAAGCCATGTCGAATCACCTATAGTCGGTTGGTAAATTTGTCCCCGCCTGTATCGCCCGGCGGCGGGGGGCCGGTGGACTACCCGTGAGAGGTCGCGATTCGAGCCAGGTCCCGGAGTTACTTGACGACGATGCGTACCTCGTCATTGGCGACCAGCGGGATCGCGCGGACGGCGCAATCCAGCATGGCGATACCGTCTGAGTCGGAGTATTTCGGCTCCGAAAGCTGGGCATTCGGCAGGACGACACACACCCGATTACCAGCGCTCAGGCCGTTCTCGACCATCAGCGGGTATTTGGTGGACGCGCGGATATCGCCGAACCAGTCCTTAAAGGCGACGGTGGTTGCCTCCAGCGACACGTTGCCCTTCGGCTGGCGGTCGGTGAGGATGACGCCGGCGGCGCCGATCAACTGGCGATGCTTGACGGCATTTGCCAGGTCAAGATCGAACTTCATGAGCTGAACGCCCGTAGCCGAACCGTCGGCGAGCTTGCCGGCAATCAGTGCCTTGGTATTGGTGCTGCCGACCGTCTGCGGGGTCTGGAAGGCGGTGTAAACCGGCGTGGCTTCGGACGCATCGGCAACGCCGCCATAGACGCCCGTGTAGCTGAACTTCAGGGCGGGCCGGCTGTTGGCCGACAGGTCGAGACTGACCGAACCCTTAGCGCCCAACAACTTGTGGCGCACGCCGCTGATGTTGTAATACAAGGTCAGCGACTCGAAGCCGCTCGAAACCGGCAGGTAAGTCGCATTGGCGCTGATCGAATAGCCGGACGAGGCGACGGGGTTGGTGTCCCAGGCTTTGTGGACGGTCGCGATCTTGGTCGTGCCGTTATAGGCCGTAATGATCCGCGACGTACCAAAATCAGTACCGCCCGTGGTATAGCTGATGGTCGCGCCCACATAGGTGCCATCGGTCGCGGACGCGCCAGCCGCCAGGGTGATGGTGCTGGCCGCCCCGGCTTGCGCGGCCCCGGTAACGGCGGCGGCCGTCAAGGTCTCGGCAAAGGCGCAACCGCGCAGCAGCGGCCCCCATGGGGCAGCGGTGCCCGGCGTGGCGGTTCCGGCCAGGTCCATCGTGCAGGAGAGGGTGATGTAATCCTCTACCCGCAACGACGGTGAAATGCCGAAGTACGGGCGGATATAGGCGAGATCGACCTCTGAGCCGGCCAACGGCTCGATGGTGAGGTCCGATACCAGCATGGCGTTAGCGGTGCCGGTCGGGCTGGAATCGACACCTTCGGTTGACTCGATCTTGGCGAGCAAGACGGCATTGCGGAAAAAAAGGCGTGTAGACATAGCGTGCTCCGGGTTGAAGCGGAGCGGCTATGCCGAGAGAGTCAGATGAGCGTCTCGACGCGGGTCCGTTGATGAAGCAGCGGTGCCGAGAGGGTCAATCGAGCGTCCCGGCGCTGGTTCAGTGTTTACTCGATAACTATTGCAAAGGGGCTTCCTCAACCCATTTTTCAAAGGCCGTGATGCCCTGCTTGGCCGCGCGAATCAGCGCTTCCAGCAGTCGCTTAGTCCGTGGCGTCATGCAGGCTCCGGGTCGGCTGGCTTATGGCTGGGCTTGGCTGGCTTGGCTTCGGGCGCCTCCTGCCGCTCAACGACAGGCGCATCCGGAACCCATCCGGTCCGCTCCCGCAGCACACGGTTGCCGTTCGCGTCCATCTCGTAACTGCCGCCCAATCCGGCGTGGGGATCTGTGCTCATGGGCTTACCTGTATGGTGATGGCCCATGCCGGATAAATGAATCGGCATGGGCACATGGATCAAGAGATGGTCAGCTTGATAATCGCCGCCGGCCGCGTGCAGAGATTGAGCGGGTTGCTCTGCGCTTCCATCTCGAAGCCTTTATCGAATGGCATGGCGATCCCTTTGGCGTAGTACGGCAGGCCGATGGTGTTGACCGTCTCGCTGTAGTTCGCCGGAGCGAACCGCGTGATGAACAGCCCGGGAATGCCCTGCGGGACTGCGTAGGCGCAATCGGTGGTGATGCCTACTTCGCTGGTCCCGCGAATCCGCTCATAGGTCAGGCCGTTAAGCGCGATGATGTCGCGGGTGTCGCCGCGCAGCGTGGCTGCAGCCTGCCAGTTGAGGACAGTCTCTTTGTTGTCCTTGTCTTCGAGCAGCGCTTTCCAGTACCCCGGCGAGCACAGCACATGGACGCCGGTATAGGGCACGCCATCCAGGGCGCTTTCGATCTTCTCTTTGACCAACTCGGCCTTTTCGCGGGCTTTGCCGGAGGCGGTCGCCGAGAGCGCCATGCTTTGTGTCTGCTGGACCACGCCGAAGGTGGTGAACAGGCTGATCAAGCTGCCGTTGGCGTCGTAGAAATTGCCCATGACGGCGGCCAGGCGATGTGCCTCTATGGTGTAATCGAGATTACGCCGCATGATGGCGATGCGCTCATTGATGCGCGTGGAGAGCATTTCCGCTTCGGTTTCGCTGCCGAAGGCGCGGACGCCCTGCACCTCATCGGCCATGATGCTAGCCCGTTGCGGCAAGTGCGGGACGCGGAAATCACGGATCACGCGACTGGTCCCTGTTACCGGCTTACCCGGCGCGCCACGGGCCGCCACATCAACCAGAGACAGCACGCCGTCCTGCGATTCGATAGAAGCGGTCAGGGTGTTGATGCCCTGCTCCTCGAACCAGCCCAGCTCCTGCAGCCGCGACGGGGCGAACTTCAGGTTATTGATCGTCGCCGTCAGCGTTTGGAGCGTGAAGGCGTCCGGGGTGAACACGTCATTCATGGCCATGGTTTAGCTCCTGGTTGTGATAAGAGCCGCGGCCATGTCCCGATAGGCGGCAGTTTTCTGGGCGGCGGTGACGGTGGATTTCCACGCCAGCTTGGCCGGAACGACTTCCGCCAGTCGGCTGATCGTGGTGGCGAGCTTGGCAGCGCTGGTCGCGTCAACGGCATCCGTCAGAATGCCGTAAAACTCGTTTGCGCCATTCACGGCGGTGGGGTCCCACAGCGTGCATTCCGGGGCGGTGTAACCGGCGACGATGATGTTGAAATAATCGCCCGCGGTCATGGTCCCGCCGTTGGCCAGCGTGAAATTCACGTGGTTGCTGGTATAGGCCGTGGCCACATTGCCTTGCTTGAGGGCTTTACCATCCGGGGCGATCACCTCGAACGCGGCCGTTGCGCTGGTAGCCAGCAACCGCACGGTGTACGTGCCCCGCTGCGCGAAACGGCCCAGCGATACACCAGATACCACGCCGGTTCCGGTGCCGACCAAGACGGGCGTCCCGGCTGCGGTGACCACGACGGTATAGGCGTCGCCGGTGGTCATGGTCCCGCCGTTGCTGATCAGGAAGGACAGATGATTGCTGCTGTAGGCGGTGCCTACCGCGCCATTCGGCAGGGCCGTACCGTCCGGCGCCACGACCGAGAACGCGGCGGTGGAGCTGGTCGCCAGCAGAGTAATCACGTAGCTTCCGACCTGTACATCCGGGCCGAAAGTCAACGCGGACATCAGGCCGGTCCCGGTACCGACGATAGTCGGGATCGGCGCGGCGGCTTGGCGCTTGGTGATGCGGCCCAATACTGAACCGGATACCAGCGAGCCGGAGCCGGAGGCAATCGTGACTTTTTCACGGCTCAACGCGCCGGGCGCCTCCGATAGGAGGAATTCATACGGGCGCTGGCCCTGGGTAAGTGTGCTCATGCGGGAATCCTCATGCGGTGGATGCGACTGCCGCGCGCGCCTGATAGATGGCGCTCGCGTTCAGGGTTGGCGTATCGGCCTGACTCCCGCCAGGTTTGCCGCCCGTGTAGCCGGAGCCTCCCGCCCCGCGACTCTTCAACAATTCAGGCATGGTCTGGGCAACGAGCTTCACGCCCTCGTCCAGCGCCATGAGTTTGCCGTCATCGGTCTTGAAAAACGGCGTGTCGTCTTCCCAGGTAATCGAGCTCTGCAAATAGGTCTCAACCACCTTTGGGCTCGTCCAGTCGTGCGACTGCATCGCCTTGGCCAGCATCGCGGCCTGCTGGTCCGCACGGCGCTGGGCGCTGATCTTGTTCAGCGACTCGGTACGCTCTTGTAGCTCCCGCTCCAGCCGCTTTACTTTCGCCTCGTAACTTCTGGCGGCCTCGGCCTGGCCCTTGAGGTCCGGCAGGCCGTCCAGTTCGTCCGCCTCGCTGATGCCCAGCCGGTCCATGATCTGCGTGTTCAACGCCTTGAGCCGTTCATTTTCGGATTTCAGTGTCTTCCGGCCGTTGATCGACTCATTCACGGCCTTGTCCGCCTTCTCGGCGAGCGCGGCCAGGTGGTGGCTCAACTCGTCGAACTCTGCCGGGTCGAGTTTCGCCTTGATTTTGTCCAAGTCCATTGATGGCCTCGCGCCTGTGGCTAACACAATATATTGTATCTGCGCTCTTGATACATCACAATATGTAGTGTGTCAAGACATACAGGCGCACGAGCATGAAAATCGCCCAAGACCTCATCAAGCGCTATGCGTTCATCGCCGACGCGCTCCATGGCACGGGCGGATTCGCGCCGCTCTTGCTGCCCAATACCAGCCTCGCGGAAACCGTGACCTACCTGGTCAAGTACCCGCGCGAATCAACTGAGAAATACGCCCGCCGCCAGCGGATGGCCTGGTATCGCAACTTCCTGCAGCCGGCCTGCTCGCGCTTCGCCGGATACCTGGCCAAAAAGCCGCCCATGCGCACGATCAGTAACCCGCTCCTGACGGAGATGGTGGATGACTGCGACTGGCGCGGGAACAGCATGGATGTGTTCTGGCAGTCGTTCGTGATCGAAGCCAAGGCCCGCGGCTGCATGCTGCTGCTGGTAGATATGCCGCGCGAAATACCGGGCGATCAGGCATCGCAAATTGCCGCGCGGGCCTTCCCGTACCTGGTCGCCATCGCCCCGGAGCGAGTGATCGACTACGAGCTAAACGAGCGCGGCTTGCTGCGCATGGTGGCGTTCGGCGATACGCTGACCGGCGCCAACGGCCAGGAGGAACCGATTACGCGGGTGTATACGGATGCCGAGTGGTGGGTACAGCGCGGCGGCACACCGAATCGCGGCATGGCCTATGACGGCGGGGAGCATCAGCTCGGCGTCTGTCCGGTCCTGGCCTTTACCGAGTCAGGCGACTTTCCGATGGTCGGCTCGTTCGCGCAGATTGCCGACCTGTCGCGGCGGTATTTCAACGCCGCTTCGGAGCGGGATGAGATATTGCGGGCGCAGACGTTCTCGCTGCTGACCTATCAGGTGCCGCCCAATCAAGCCGGCTTCGAGGTCTCGGCCGTAGCGGAGGCTATCGGCACCCATAACATGCTCATCCATCAGGGCGATTCGCCCGTGTTCATCGCCCCGCCCGATGGCCCGGCATCGATCTATTCGGCCGTGCTGGAGCAGATTGAGGAAACCATCCGCCGGATTGCGATGACGGTCGAACAACCGACACAGGCGGAATCTGGTGTAGCCCTGGCAATCCGCTTCCAGGAGCTGAACTCGGCGCTGACCGGTTTTGCCCGGCGCATGGAGGATCTGGAGCGGCGGGTGTTCGACGTGGCCAGCCGTTGGCTAGGCATCAACGGCCCCGAGGCCATCGCCTGGGCGCGCTCCTATGAGCTGGCCGACCTGGAAATGGAAATGACGGTCTTGCAGAACATGCAGGCGGCCGGCTTCCCGCCGGAGGTGATCCAAGCGCAAATGCAAACCATCGTCGGCTTGCAATTCGGCGCCAGTGATCCTGAGCGGGTGAATGACCTGTTGGATAGCGTGACCAGCATGAGCGCTGAAATCAGCGCACCGACGCCATGATTACAATACAGGTTGCGGGCATCGAGGAAACGCGGGAGGTCTTTGCCAAGCTGGTCCCGCGCGCGCAGTCGAGCGCCATAGCCAAGCTGGCTAAGGCCGTGCATGACGATGTTGAAACGGCGATTGGGCGACATACCAAGACCGGCGCCATGCTGCAGTCACTGCGCTGGATCAAGCGTGACGGCGAGCATCGTATCTACCATGACTTGCAGCGCGCCCCGCACGCCGCCTTTGTACACTGGGGCACCAGACCGCACGTCATCAAGCCCAGCAAGCGCAAAGCCTTGAGGTGGACCAGCGGCGGTCGCTACATCTTCGCCCGCTTCGTCAATCATCCGGGCTACAAAGGCGATCCCTATTTCGTCGCGGCGGTCGACCAGGCGCCGAAGCATTTTGCTCGCATCATTGCCGCGCTGCGGCGGGAGCTGCCATGACCACCCTGAGCTATACCGATGCCTACCTGAAGACCCGCGTCAGCGATGCGGTCGAGACCCGGGCCTTTGCCGATGTGGATGTGCTGGGCACCTTTACGGCGGAATGGCGCAACCGACTCACCACCATTCGCGCGTACATCCTGGCCTGCCTGGAGCACGGAGGTGAACAGGATGATACCTTCGCCGTCAAGCTCGGCCAGTACCGCAAGGAGTGGGATTTTGTGCTCGCCCAAGCCAAGCGGGCGAACGCTGGCACCGATAGCTTTGTCGGGCTGATCAGCCAGCCGATTGAGAGGGCGTGATGTATACCGCACTGAGCAACATCAAGACCGCCCTGAGCGGGGTCACTGGGGTCAATACCTGCAAGATCGGCATCGAGAACAGCCTATCCCCGGACGATTACCCCATTATCCGTATCGTGCCGCAGCGCATTGAGCCGGGCAATGTGATCGCGCGCAATAAGTACACGGTGCATATCTATTTCGGCTTGCCGGTATCGGAGTCCGATGGCGGGCTGGAAGCGGTCTATGCTGCGCTATCCGGACTGGCCGATAACATCCGCATCGCCATGGAAACCGCGCAAGACTTCGGGGCGCTCTGGCAAGAAACGCTCCTGGATGATGACCGGGTAGATAAGTACAAGCTCGGCATGGCTAGGTTTCTGGTTGAGGCTTGATCTCGCCCAACCGCTTTAGTCGGTACTCCTTACGCGTCGCCTGGTCGTAGATTGACTCGATGCTTTCGCCGTCGCGGAAGCGCTTGAGCCGGTCCCGTGATCCAGCCACCAATCTCTGGTCGTAATCCGACAGCGACTGCATCAGCGTGATATGGGCGCCACGCCGGTAGACTTGTGGAGCGTCAGCGTCGATATCATGTCTCGGGATCACTCGGCACCTACAAAAAGGGTGAAAACCAGGCTTCGGCGCTTCGGCCTTCGGGTACACCCCAGGTCCTTGCCCGTAGCGGTCCAGGCGGGCGTGATAATCGCATACGTCTGGCTTAGGATGCGTCGGGCTCAGCTTGATTTGCACCCAGGCCAGCTCCGTATCGGCCATGATCTCGATAGCCTTCTGGTCCTCATACGCACGATGTAATTCCGTCTGGGCAATGCGGTTGGCAAAATAGCGATTTCTCTCATACCACGCAATCCGCGCCATCTTCTGTAAGCGCTCCGCCCCGGCCCCGGCCTCTAAGGCATCGATGGCCTGCAAATACGCCGCGCGCAAGGCGGGCGTTTTCAACTGATTGGCCCGGATTCTGGCGAGGATCTGACTATAGCCCTGGCTGATGGCCGGATCACGCAAGGCCAGGCGCAGATACTTGGGCAGCCGCGCCCTGACCTGGAGCGGGTCAACCTGGAACTCGTAGCCCTCATAGATTTGCAGGGCCAGGGTCCGCGCCTGCACGAACCCCTGCCGATGGTTGCGGATCAGGCGTTCGGTCGCGGCATTGACTTCCCGGGTGTGGGCATAGAGCCGCTCCGACAGCGCCACCTCACCCAATGGCCAGGCTTTGATCTCGGCCACGCCGATGGTCTTGGTCAGCATGGCAGAAAAGGCCACCGACAGCTCGGCGTAATACTCGCCGGCAAAGCCTGCCGTCACTGCGGCAATCGCATCGCGCGGTGCTTCGCCGTTGCGAATGCGCTGGATCAGGTCGGCATAGGCCGCATCGGTAAGCGCCCGAATACGCGCTGCCGTTTGGTCGAGTAGGGATTGCTCTTGTTCGGGGGTCATAGGGACTGGATATGGAATGCCAGAGTGCGCGGAATCGCCATGGCAACGCCATGCCAGGCGATGGCGAGCGCCATAACACAATCGTCATGCTGGCCGGATGGTGCGCTGTAGCGTATCGCCCCGGATGGCAGTCGCTCTTGATCGAACGCCAACAATTCGCGCCTGAGCGGTTCCATGTTCGGGTGATCGGCAAACGCAATTTGTCCGTTTTCCAGTGCCAATGCCAGCGCTTCAATGGCTTCCGCTTTGCTTGCTGATGTAGTCTGGAATGCAGTGATATTGACGCGCTCGCGCTGCAATCGCTCGATCAACGGCCCGCCCATGCTGTTTGATTCGGCGATGACAGGGCACTGTCCAAATCGTCTCCACAACGCCATGAGCCGTCCTACCTGTAGCTCATAACCGATATCCGTGAATCGCTCGATATGGACGATCTCACCTTTGGCAGACATGACGATGAACACGGTAAAGTCGTTGTGGCGCCCCCAGTCGCAGCCGATTACATAGGCATGGTTTGGGAGCGCGATATGTTGCCAGGTACATAGAGAGGCACTATCGATGCCGCGAAATACGCCGGCCCCGTCTGCTATGAACTCGGCCAGATACTCTTGACGGTAGATGCGCTCAGGCAATAGCGCCCGCATGCTTTCGACTTCATCATCACGAATATATGGATTGGCCGTGGTCGGCATCTGCCACGATTGCCAGCTTGGATGACGATTTGCATTATTCGGGTTGCCAAGCTGCCAGAGTTCATAGAAGAAGTTATGGCCGGCTGGAGTTGAAAGAAAAAACGCATCGCCCTGATAGTCCGTCAGGGTCGGCAACATTGCTTGTTCCCATGCATCCTTGAGCCGTCTTGCGTGGGCCGCCTCATCGATTACCATGCGCGCATATTTGCGCCCGCGTCCGGCCCCATCGTCTTCTAGTGTCCAGAAATCGATTGATCCTCCTCCAGATAACTCAATGCGTTTGGTTTGCTCGTTCTTCGTCTTGATGGCCGCGTGCAGTCGCCACTTGGTTTCGCGCCAGGCTTCGTCGAGTAGCTTGTAGTTTGGTGCGAACCACGCAACCGGCAATCCGCTCTTCAGAGATAGTTTTGCCAGGCAGCGGATGCCGAGTACGGTTTTTCCAAATCGTCTCCCCATTGATGCGACATTCATCCTGCGCGCTTCTTTCAGTAATTGACTTTGCGCTTTGTGGGGCTTTGGCAAGGTGATGACTATTTCATTCTGACTCATCGCGAATAATGATTTCCTGCCGAGCCTGCACTCGCTCGATAAAGTCTCCCTGGCATTTGCCCAATAACTCAGACGCTTTCAGCCGATCTTTCATATCAACACCATCATTGCGCATCGTTTCGCTCCAGAACGACTGTCGCTCCTCTGCTGTTGCGATTGAAGATTTCATGTTTTCCAGTGCAATGGATCTTATGGCTTCTTGGATGTCAGGAATTGACAATAAATACTCAGCCTGTCTATTGGCACCGTTCTCTGTGTATCCCGCCTTCCTGGCGGCTGCTGCTCCGTTTCCGCATTCAGCATAGGCCAGCACGAACGCCTGTCGTCGAGGGGTTAACTTTTTGCTACTAACTGTCATCCCGGCACTCCCCCACCATCCGGTCAATCGCCTCACGCAGGGTCGGCCACTCGTCCTTGTCGATGCGCAGTTCGCCTACGCCGTCGTCCCTTGGCTGGCGCACGCTGACGAACTCACCGTTAGCCTCGTCAACAATCCTGATCTCGGTCGCCCGCTCATCGAAGAGCCGCTGGCTCTCGGGGACTACTATCAACCCGGTAGTGCGGATTTCGTATTGCTGCATGTCTGCTCCTGTAATGCGCTCTCAATAGCATCAGCCCAGCCCCGCGCCATGTGGGCAGCGCCGGCCAGTTCTACACCGTGCCTGGCCCACTCAGCACGACCGCCGTAGTAATCCATCAGCACTGCTATTTCTTCCATATCGCACGCCACGCGGCGCAGTCGGTGGGCGATAGTCCGTTGCCCGGTGTGCTGCGAACTCATCGTGTCCTCACGTCGTAGCGCTCGATGTTCGGATCGAGCGAGTTGTAGAGCACCCTACTGACAGCGAACGAATGGCACTAGCTTCCTTCCGCGCCGCACCGATTTGCGGCGCCTGGGTAAAGCTCTCAGCGGTCACGGTGCGCAGGCGGGCGACGAGGCGGTCAAACAGGGTTATCCGATACTGGCCGGTCAGGTGGGCGCTCACTGCTGCAATGCCTCCATCAGCTTTTGCCGGTAGTGCCGGGCCTTGGCCACGTCATCGCTACCCGGCTTGCGCCCGGCCCGCAGGGTGTACTTAATGAGATTGCCCTTGAGAAATCCAATCCACTCCTCCCTGGTCAGTACGGCTTCCATCAGCTCCCACGGCTGCATGGGCATGCTGGTGTAGTGGTCGCCGCCGACCTGGTAGCTGTTCGCTGGTTCAGTCATCGTCACGCACCCAATCTACAAACTCGGCCACCGACTGCGCATAGATTCATCAAGCCGCCTATATCCCCCTGAGATACGCCGGATGCGCGACTCAGTTGCGCAGCCGTCTCATGGCCCTTCATTCTCATGAGCCGCAATAGGTGGCTGTTTTTGACGGTCAGGCGCAGCGTGTAATCGGTTTCGGTCATGGCGTCTTGCTTACTCATCCCCCTCCTCCACCAATCGGACCCGCTTGGCCGTGTCCATCGCATAGCCTGCGGCCTCCAACGCCGCCCGGAACGTATCCAACCAGTGTTCCAGTCCGCCGTCACCATGCGCTGTGATCCGCACCCGCGGGACGGGATCACCGTGAATGCAATGGCCGGAAGCCTCGATGGTGAGGATGTGGGTGTTGAGTTCGGTGTGCATCAGCGTGCCTCCCAGGTTACGACCAGTTGCCCGCCCGGCACGGGGTCGGCCAGGTGGGCGGTGACTTCGACAACTTGATAATCGTCCAGGTACGCCACGCCTTGCAGGGCGTCCAAGGTCGGCTTGATATGGGCATCCACGTCGGTCCTCCTGAGCGGTTTGTCAGACGTTTTTTTCCTGGCCTTGGGGTGATACGCCATGCTGACCGCAATTTCGCCATGGTGCGGCCGACAGGCGCCCGCTTGCGCGGCCAGGGTTGCAACCACTTGCTTGAACTGCCGTACTTCTGGGGATAGCACGGTGACGTTGCGATAGGTCCGCCACATGCGATTGGCGCCGGGCGAGAGGGGCAGGGTTAGGGTGGGCATGGTTAGGCGCCTCTACCGATATTGATGATGACATTGCGAGTGGCCCGAGAGCAGGCCACATATAAGATTTGCATGGCTTCCTGGCGGTTTGGGTTGCGCAATATGTCGAGCGCATCGACAAAGACATTTTCGAACGTATTGCCTTGGCTCTTGTGCGCGGTCATGGCGTATGACGGCCTAAGCACTGCGAAAGCGTCATGCAGTTTCCAGAAATCTTTCCAGGCCCCTGTTGGCGTTTCTGGGCATACCTTTCCGGCTTTCTGAAGCGCCTTGGCAACTGTAATTTCGCTCGCCAAGGCGTTTAGCGCCTGTCGATGTTGTTGCCAGCCGGCGTCGTCCAGCGTCCACGCGGAATAGGTCGTGTTGTTGGTTGTGATGGTCACACACCAAGCGGACAGGTGCGGATAGAGTGGGTGCGCGGCCCGGCTAGGCGATCCGTCGAATTTGGCTAGGGTTTCCGTGTTTTCCAATAATTCATCTTCGGTAGTGCCTTCCGCATCGACCAGCATGGTTGGCTTGAGTGGCTTGGCGATATAGACGAGTTCGCCATCTGCAAACGGCGCGGCTCCGATCATGGGGTAGCGCAGTAGCTGTACCTGCCGGTTGTAGGCACATACTTGCGCATTGCGGTACGCAATGACGCGAAAACGATTGGGGTATTGGTCGTAATCGCCATGCACGAAGGCGTCCTGCAAAAATTGCGTGAAGGCCGCCCCTGGCATGACCTTGATACCCTGGCCGATGATGGGGTTATGTTGGTCTACTGGGGTGGGCGGAACCGTGTCGCCGCGTTCGATGCCGTGTCGGATATCTGTGCAATACGCCAGGATTGGATTATCCATGGCCTGTCGCATGATTTCGGTGAGTCGCGGCCCCGGCAGGAGGAAGGTAGGCGACTGACTATCATGATTGACTGGTGGGATTTGCGCGGGGTCGCCAGTAAAGATGATTTTTACCCG